GTGGAACAGCTCCTGCATACTTAGGAACAAGCGCTGACACTATTGTAGTTAATTGTAAAGCAGGTAATGCTGTAGGCGGTACTGTCGATTTTACAGTTACAGTAAGTGTAGACGAGGTAGCTTATACAAACTCTAAGTCATTAAACTTTAACGGAAGCACTAGTTTCTTTCAAGGTAACCCTGTGAATATGAACGCTTTAGAAAGAGCTTCTAATGGAGACGGTAATGCTTGGACTATATCTATGTGGGTAAAACCTAGTTCTAATACTTCAACTCAAACCTTAATGGTTTACGGAGCAGGAGACGATTATAACGGTGGAGCTATTACATTGAAACAACAAGGAGGCTCTAGCTTAGTATTAAACTACGGTACTGTTTACAATAGTATTATATTAGTTGTGGGTAATGCTTTTACTTCAGGTTCTTGGCAGCATGTATTAGTAACTTTTGACGGTGGAACTACAGGAAGTGTTCCTGCAGACTCATCTGACTATTATAGTAGATTTTCTATATACGTTGATGGAGTATTACAAACAGCTATAGGTGTTGCTACAGGTGGTGGATATGATGGAGTTATTAGCGGGGCTAATCCTAGCGATAACATATATCGTATAGGTCGAGCTAGCAATGTACACAATAACTACTATGACGGTACAATGAATCAAATAGCGATATGGGATACCGATCAAAGCGCTAACGTATCTACTATATACAATAGTGGTGCAACTCAAAATCTAAGCTTATTAACTACAGCTCCAACTCATTATTATGAGATTGAGACTAGTGTAACAACTATAACAGATATAGAAGGAAACGCAGATTTAACAGGTTATAACTTTGTAAACGCAAACCTAGTAACTAACACACCATAACATGTATATAAGAGCAAAATATCCAAAAGTAGGAAATGAATTCGGGGGCTCTCAGGCAGCCCCTCAAGGATTCGGTAGTTTGTATGGTGGTAACCATACATCAGAAGTAGAAAACATCCTTAGAAACGAGGAAATAAGTGTTCAGCACGATTCTGACTTCGGGAAATAGACTACAAAAAAAACAAAACAGTGTTAATAGTGTTTTTAAATAAAGTATAAACCTTTAAAAACCATTTTTTTATGAATGCAAAACAAACATTGCAAAAGATCGCTGAAGCTCTAAACATAGTAGATTCAGTTCAAGAGGAAAAAGTAGAGGCTGAAAAGCCTATCGAGGTAGCGGAAACTAAAGAATCAGTAGAGGTTAAAGAAGCTGAGGAAAAAGTAGAAGACGTTAAAGAAGTAGCTGAAGTTATCGAAGAGGTAGCTGAGGTTAAAGAAGTTCAAGAAGTAGAAGCTGAAAAGCCTTCAAAGGAAGATGAAAGGGTTAGAGTACTAGAATCTCAACTCGCCGATCTAAAGAAGATTTTAGAAGCAGCTATGACGAATGACGAAAAAGAGGTGATCCCTGAGGTTGAAAAAGAAGAACCAAAAGGATTGACTCATTCACCTGAGAAAGAAGTAAAGAAAAAATCAGGTGGCATAGGCTCTAAAGGAATGTCAATTCAAGAAAGAGTTTATAAATATATGAACAATTAATAATTAACTTAAATTAAATTTAAAAATGGCAACAACTACTAGTATTACTACAAGTTATGCAGGAGAAAAGGCTTCAGGTTTTATCTCAGCAGCTTTATTAAGCGCACCAACTTTGGACAAAGGTGGAATTACTATCAAACCAAACGTAAAGTACAAATCTGTAATGCAGAAATTAGCAGTAGGAGACATCATCGCTGATGCTTCTTGTGATTTTACTGCAACGTCTTCAGTAACTTTAACCGAAAGATATTTACAGCCTAAAGACTTTCAAGTAAACCTTGAATTGTGTAAGAAAGATTTCGAATCTGATTGGTTATCAATAGAACAAGGATTTTCTTCGTTTGACGAATTACCTAAATCATTCGCTAACTATTTAATCGGACATGTAGCAGGTAAAGTAGCTGCATCTATCGAAAACAATATTTGGAACGGAACAGGAACAGGAAAATTTGACGGATTAGTAAACTTAATGAGTGCTGATGCTGACATTATTGATGTAACAGGATCTGCTCCTACAGCATCTACAATCATCGCAGATTTAGGAGCTGTAATCGATGCAATTCCTGAGACTATCTACGGAAACGAAGGACTAAGTATCTACATCTCTCAAGCTGACGCTAGAAACTATGTAAGAGCTCAAGCTGCTCTAGGATATAAAGATCTTTACCATGTAGGTCAAACTGCAATGGACTTCGAAGGTGTTAAATTATTTGTAGCTAACGGACTAAGTGCAGGTCAAATGGTAGCAGGAGAAAAAGACAATATCTTTTTTGGAACAGGACTACAATCGGATCAAAATCTAGTTAAATTAATAGATTTAGCTGACATTGACGGGAGTCAAAATGTAAGAGTTGTGATGCGTTATTCAGCAGGTGTAAACTATGCTATCGGATCTGAACTAGTATTAAGACAGAACGCTTAATATACAATCAAAAAGAGGGTGATCTAATCATTGCCCTCTTATTATACTAATAACTTAAAACATTTAAAACATGGCATGTAATATAACAGCAGGAAGACTAGAAGGGTGTAAAGACTCTGTAGGTGGTTTGAATGCAATCTATTTCGTGAACTTCGGAGCTATGGGAGCGTTAAGCGTTACCGATGAGACGATCACAGGAGTAGGTGAATCATCACCATCTGCATTTAAGTACGACCTTAGAGGTACTAGTACTTTTGAACAAAGTTTGACAAGTTCTAGAGAGAACGGATCAACTTTCGCAGAACAAACATTAACAGTATCTTTAAAGAAACAAGATGCAACTACACACAAAGAAGTTAAGCTATTAGCTTACGGAAGACCTCACATCTTAATCGAAGATAACAACGGTAAAGTGTGGATGATGGCTGAAGAGTTTGGAGCAGAAATGAATGCTACAACTTCAACAGGAGCTTCTTTAGGGGACAAATCAGGATATGAATTGACTTTCGCAGCAATGGAAAAGGATTAGCTAAAGAATATACAGGAGTAATAGCTACTGACTTCTCAGTAACTGTAGGAGTATAATTTTTACAATTCAATTAGAAACAAGGGCTACTATAAAGGTAGCTCTTTTTTTTGTCGCAAATATATCAATAAACTGTTTTTAAATAAAGAGTAAAAATGAATTATATAGATATAAATAGTGTAGAGGATCAATCTCTAAACATAAACATAAATTTAGAAGAGTCTATCTCTACTACTGCTACTATATTATGGACAATATATAAAGACGGTAGTGATTCGCCTGTAGCTGTTTTAAACAACTCTCAAGGTTACGCCTCAGTAACAGATCACAAATACTATCAAAAATTATCTTTAGACTTATCTAACTTAGATTTCGATGAAGATTTGATTGACGAAACTCAATACACAATAGAAGGGCTTTACAATGGTGCTATAGTTTACAGAGGTAAATTTCAAACGACATCAAAAGACTTAAATTCTTACTCGATAAACGAAGGAGAATATACAAAACAAACTACTAATAATAATTTTACAATACTAGATTAAGATGAATTTAAACGTAATTAACTTATCAGCATACGAGACGCCTAAAGCTATAGAAGAAAAACATAAGGACTATGTCCAATATGGCGAAGATAATAACTATTATACTTTTTTAATAGACAACTTTTTACAGTCAGCAACTAATAACGCTGCTATTAAATCTATCTCGGATCTTATCTATGGAAAAGGTTTATGTATAGAAGGTCTAGAGATCGACTCTAAAGAGGTTAAGGAGTTAAGAAAACTAATTAATCATAGGGATCTTAAAAAGATCATACTAGAGCGTAAAATGCTAGGGCAAGCAGCTATGCAAGTTATATATAACAAAGAAGGTAATAACAGAAAAGTAGTAGGAATCAAACATTTTCCTATACATACTCTAAGACCTGAAAAGATGAATTCAGAAGGTATTATAGAGAACTATTACTATCACCCTGATTGGGTAAATAAATCGCCCGCCGATGTATTAAGAAAGATACCTACATTTGGTAACTCTAAGGAAAAGATTGAGCTTTTTATAATTAAACCTTACGTTTCAGGTTACTCATACTTTAGCCCTGTAGGATACTCGGGTGCTTTACCTTATTGTGAACTAGAAGACGAAATAGCAGACTACTTATTAAATGAAGCTAAGAACTCATTCTCAGGAACTAAAGTGATTAATTTCAATAACGGAGTACCTTCGGAAAAAGAAAGAAGCGCTATCTCTAACGATGTTAAAAAGAAGTTAACAGGGTCTAGAGGTCAAAAGGTAATAGTAGCATTTAACGAGTCAGCAGACAATAAAGCAACTGTAGAAGATATATCTTTAAATGACGCTCCTTCTCACTACGAATATCTAGCTAACGAAGCTATGCATAAAATTTTGATTGGTCATAGAGTAACATCACCAATGTTGCTAGGAATAAAAGACGGAGGAAACGGTTTAGCTTCTAACTCTGATGAGATTATGGTAGCTTCTCAGCTATTTAATTCTACAGTTATTAGAAACTTTCAAGACGAAATTTTAGATAGCTTAGAAGAGATCCTAGAGCTTAATGGAGAGGTTCCTGAATTAATATTAGTAACATCACAGCCAATAGAATTTACTAATGAAGATCAAGAGGAAACTGAATCTAATAATTATGATAAAAAANTAGANAAGGTAGATAAAAAGAATTCAGACGACAATAAAACAGAACAGAACTTATCTTCAGATTTGGACTTAAAAGCAAATGTGAGGTACGCAATGGATCTATATATATATAAANCTAGAAATAAATAAACCCAAAAACATGTGTGAAATAGCTAAGAAACAAGCTGAAATATTAATCTACCTACAGAAAGTAGGTGAGCCTATGCTAGAAGATGGTGAATGGGAGTGTATTGATGCTAGAATAGATGACGGAGAAACTGAAGAGGAAGACTTTGAAGAAATGCTTAATACTACTATGAATGTAGCTATGTCTGCTAACGCTCCTAGTGATTCAAGAAACAAAGCTAGTATTCAAGATAACAAATTTGTTAAGGTTAGATACGCGTATGTTCAAGGGTCAAAAAAACATGGATCTAGTGCAAGCAAAAAAGGAAGACCTTTCTGCAATGCTATGGAGGCAGCTAGTAGATTCTACAGAAAAGAAGATATATTAAAAATGCAAGTAGATGGCATAAATAGTGAGCTAGGACATAACAAACAGCCTTATAGTTTATGGTTGCACAAAGGCGGTGTTAATTGCCACCATAAGTTCGAAAGAAGGATCTATATAAAAAGAAAAAAGAATGACGGTACTCCATGGGGTGGAGGTGCAATGACAGGAGTTAAAAAAGCAACGATAGCAGAAGCTAGAAAAAACAATTTTAACCCTAAGTCAGGGAGATTCAAAAACGATAAAAGAGTAGCAGAAGCTCAAGTAGATAGAGCAGATTCGGGTCATCACCCAAATTATTCACCTAAAAACAGAAATAAAAAAAGATAAAAGATGAGTCAAAAAGCATTATTTATAAGTAGAGACGATCTAGTTAGATACACACCTATTTCAGGTAGTCTAGATTTTGATAAAGTAGTTCAGTACATTGAGATCGCTCAAGATATTCATGTTCATGAGTTATTAGGAGGTAATTTATATCAGAAACTTCAAGACGATGTCTTAAGTAATTCTTTATCAGGTGATTACTTATTCCTAGTTACAAAACATATTAAGCCATTACTAGCTCAGTACGCTTTATTAGAGTTCCTACCTTTTTCTCAGTTTACTATAAGTAACAAAGGAGTCTTTAAACACACTAGCGAAGCTTCTGAGTCTTTAACTAAGTCTGATGTCAGCATGATGGTAGAAGCTACTAGAGATACAGCTCAAAACTATGCAACTAGAATGGTAGACTATATTTGCAACTATCCGTCTAAGTTCCCTGAGTACTACACTAACACTAAAGATCAGTTATCACCTAACAAAGACACTTCTTTCGGGGGGTGGCATATATAAAAATCTATGGCTACATATACAGGAAAAAGAATTAAAGATACATACGAGTCTATATTAAAATTAGAAGACAATGAGAATCTTACTTCATCAACTAAGCGTGTTACTGATGGGTTAGGAAATGTAACTCCTTTATCAATATCTTCGGCAGAGGTAAAATCTTCTGTAGATGTAGAAGCTACAGGTTTTAAAACACCTACAGGAACATCTATTGAATTCTTAAAAGCTGATGGAAGCACAGATACTAACACCTATCTAACCACATACACCGACACTCAGAGGACAGATGAGGAAATAAGAGACGTAGCGTCTGCTCAGTGGATTGATGGCACTAACACTACCGTAGTTAAAGATGACGCAGGAAATACTATTAAGATTAATTCCGTAAATACAGACACTAATACAACTTATACAGCTGGAAATGGTTTGGAGTTAGATGGTACTACATTTCAAATTAATGGAGGAGTGATTCCTGGGAGTTCTAATCTAGACGATTATGATGAGAGTGGGTATTATACGCAGAATTCAAATGCAAATGCAACTAGTGGATCAAACTATCCTGAACCAAGGGCGGGAGTTCTTACAGTGGTCGTGGCTGACGACAATACAGTGCACAAGACTCAGACGTATGATATTTATAATTCTAGTGCTTTTTATAATAGAAGTTACTACAGTGGCACTTGGTCTTCATGGAGAAATTTAGCTCAAGATACAGACACAAATACACAAAGAACTGATACAGAAATAAATACATTAATAGGTAATTACACAGATGCTAAATATTTAAGAAGTGATGCAGACGATACTACTACAGGTAAGTTAAGTGCGTCGGGGTTAACTGTGTCAAAAGTATCAGGTACAGTAACTTCTAATGAATTACTTTTTGAAAGTCAAGCTATAGGATCGTCTAATATTTCTGAAGGACATATATACACCTACTCAGGGGACGACTATAATGTAGGAATGATTTTTGGAACTCAAGCTAAAGATGATTCAGGTGATGAATTTATACGACCTTCATTTAGAATAAATGATACTGATAACGATGTAACCTTCTTTAATGGAATAAGAGTTACAGACGGAGTTAAGATTATTAGCGGAACATCTTCACAGTTTTTAAAAGCTGATGGAACTTTAGACTCTAACACTTATTTAACTTCAGCTAGTGGATATTTATTAAACACTACTGACACCTTAACAGGAAATTTAGGAGTTACAGGCATCACAACTAGTTCAAGTTTTAGGACAAATGTAGGAAATACTAACTTCAGTTTAATAGCTAGAGATAGTGAAAATGATTCACCTTTATACGTGCAATCCGCTAATAGCAATACCAATCAGCCTATAGCAATTTTTAATTATGGTAGTGATGTTGTTAATACAGGTAGCAACGTTTTGACAGTGGCTAAAGATAAATCTTATTTTCAAAATACAAACGTGGGTATCGGAGCGACTAGTCCTAGCTTTAAATTAGATCTAGGTGATTCTACAAGCTCAAATAACATGTTTAGGTTAAATGGTGCTTTTTCAGATGTTTT